TGCTTTTCTTGCTTCTATCTGCTGTGTAAGCTGCATAACTTGCTGTTGAGCTTGTGGATTTTGTGCCATCATTGGATTTTGCTGCATTTGTTGTAACTGCATCAGCTCTTCTCTAAATTCTAACTCAATTTGTTCTTGTGCCATCAATGAAATGTGCTCAAAAATGTTTTTCTCAAGACTTGCCATCACCATTGGATTGTTTCTTGCCATGTTCGTTGCCATAAAATTCAAGTGAGCTGTCATATGTGCTCTATGATCTTGACCTGGAAACGCTTGGAAAGGTCTTCCACCTAATGCATCGATGTGTTCTAACGCTGGATCTTTCGGTGCAGGTGGCATTGGCTTTACTAAAACCGAATCAATGTTTTTTACACCTAATGCTTCGTACATATTTCTGTATGCGGCATACATATTATGCATTTGTGGATTAGATGTTGCCAGTTGCAACTCAGTTTGCGCGAGGGAAATACGCTGAGTCTGTGAAAAGATGTTGGGGTCAGCAACCGGCAATATATCTACTCTATCATCAAAGTCTGTTTGTTTAATCATTCTTTGACCCCCAACTACGTCATACGGATATTCTTGTGGTAGATATAATTTGAATACTCTTGCTAACATTCTAAATTCATTTTTCAAAGCAGAGTAAATTCTTTTGTGGATCGCAGACATAGTTCTTGATCCTCTTTCTAATAATGCAACTGTAGTTCCAACTGCAGCTTGTTGATTACCTTCACCAACTTGTAAATCTGCAATCGATGCAAATCTTTGACCTGCTTGAACCACGACACCCATCAAAGCTAGTAAAGTCTGTGATGGTTCTTTAAACGGAAGCATCATGAAAGAGTCTCTTAAATTACCACCTGGTGCATCTACATCTCTAAACTCACCTGGTTGTATTGATTGCGCGTCATCTCTAATTCTGATGCCACGCATTTTAAATCCTGCGGGTAGGTTGGAGAGCGTACCCGCATCCAATAACTGACGTAAAGCTGCTGTTGCAGTTCTTGATAAACCGCCAATCATGTGGATGAGACCGAAGCCATAGAAACCTAGTCCTGGCAGAAATTTGAAGTGGACAAAGTATTGTATTTTGTTTTTCTTCGGATCTCCAATTTCGTAATTTCTTTTGATAGATAAAATTTCTCTTGAACCTTCTTCAAGTGTTACAATGTATGGAAGTTTAATTCCTGATGGCTCACCTGTTTTAGGATCTGTATCTTCAAAACCTTCAATGTCTAAATTAATATGACATTCTAACAAAGTATAAACATCATCATCTTTTGTTTTAGATGTACCTTCTAGTTCTCTTTCTTTTTTCTCTACATCTGTTTCTTTATCATTTGGTTTACCAAGATCTACATCTCTGTAGAAACCAGCAACCTGTTGTTTTCGTAATTCGTTTTCAGAAATTTTTACCCGATGAATAATTGCTTCCGCATCATCTAATGAGGTAGCTGTGTACGGAACAATTAAATCATCTGCAGGGACAAACTTAGAAACAGCTCGTCCTTCTACTTCATCAAAGTAAACTTTTTTAAAAGTTGATCCTGACAAAGGTAAATGAAATAACATAGAATCAAATTCAGGTTCATACTCTTTCATCTTTTCCATGATTTCATAATTCATATAATCTTTAACACGTTGTGCTTGTTGTACTTTCTCTGGAGATTGCACACCAAGTAATTGTGTTCTTACGGGTCCATCTGCTGGTAATAATTCTTTGTAAGCTAAAGCTTGAAACTGTGTAACAGCTTCTGCTAACACTGGGTGAGTTGCACCACTTGCACCTTGAAAAGGTTCTGTTCTATTATCGTATTTGAATCCTAGTAAATCTAAACCTTGTGTGTAAGTTTTTTCCCAATCTTTTCTGGACATTGTGTAGTCCATATACTTTTGATTTAGGTCTGATGACATTGCACCTAAAACTTCGTCTGGTAAAAATTCTGCTAAGTTTGCATAGTGCTCATCACCACCTTCAGGTGATGCAGCGTTTGGATCAAAGTTAATATCTACTGATCCATCTTCGTTTTCTACTGTTTCAACGGGACCAGGAGCTTCAACTTGTTTCTCAACTTCTTCAACTAAAGTTTCTTGTATCTCTTCTTCGCCTGGTACGTTAACTGTTTTTCTTGGCTCGTTTGGTAGAGCCTTGTCTATGTCTGCCATTTATTTTCTCCAATTTGACTGTTTTAACAGTATTATAGTTTAAATTCAAGCCCTGTGGCATAGGCCCTGATTTTGGTGGTATTGTGGTTGTTAGTTTAGTCTTCATAATTAAAAATCTGGTTCACCTGGATCAGGAACATAATCACCTTGTCTATCGGTAATATATTGACTTCTTTCATCAAGATCGCCCTCATTTAGTCTTCGAACTTTGTCTTTTCTTTTTTTATTTTTAACAATTTCTTTCATTGTAGGTTTTTGACCAGTTGCAAATTCTTTTAATTTAGAAACATCAGAATCAAGATCTTTAATATCTGTACCGCCAACTGGTTCTGCGTCTACGAAATAGTCATCAGGGCCATCTGCTTTTCCAACAAAACCTGATTCTGTAACTTCAAATTCAACTGATCCTTTAGGATTACTTTCATCGGGTGGAGTTCTTTTATACTCAAGATCTACAGGTTCTTCTAACATATTATCTGGACTTTCATATTCTACTCTAACAGAATCAGTTTCAAGATCTCGATAAACTCTTACAGTCTCATTATCACCTATGTTAGTTTGATGAACAATCTCTCTGTCTCTAGTTGCAAACCTTTCAGTTACATCGTCCCCCATTCTAATTACTTTATTAACCAATGCATCAAACCATTTTGGTTTACCTTTTGCTGCTGCAGTTTTTACTGTATCAATAACTTTTTTAACTTTCTTAGGTCCAAATCTAAGAGAGGCTAAACCTGCAATACCTGCAGGAATTAAACCTAACATTTTTAAAATCATTCTTCGTTTTGGATCAGGAGGTCCTCCTTCTACTAGACCTTGTCTGTCATACAATCTTTGTAATGCCATTGGTGAGGTTAAGCCTGTGCCTGTAACATCACCTCTAACTTTTTGTATTGCATATGGATCATCAGCTAAACCAACCATAGAACCAAATTGTTTTATACCTCTCATTAAACCTTCCAAACCTGGACTCTCTGGAACAGGTGCAGTGCCTTTGTCTACATCAACATCTAAATAACCTAATGAATCTTGTGGTACAGTGCTTCTAATGTAATCGTCAAATGCTTTGTTTCCTACTTCAATCGGTATATTAAACTGTCTTATAGCATCATCTCTTGCATCTTTCATTTTTTCAAAACGATATGCCCCTGCTCCTGCTTCTAACAAAGGACCTGCTAACGTTCCTGCTTTACCAACTTTGCTTACAGTTTTAAAAAATGGGCTTCTAATAGCTTTGCCTAAAAATTTTTGAGGTACCAAAGAACTTGCTAAAAATTTACCAAAGTCTTTTACTTTTCCTAAACCAAATTTACCTTTAGATTTTTCATAAAGACCAAAAATATTTGATACTTCATCTGTAAATGCTGCAGGTATGGTTAGCCACAAAGGACTATCTTGTTCGATATCATACATTGAGCCAAACATAACTTGAAAAATAGGTAGGTCTACTCCAGTTAATCCTTTACCAACTTTACCTAAAACATCACCACCATACTTTTGACCAAAGGCAGCTATGTCTTTCATTTCTGCTCCAAGATACTCAACTAATAATTTTGGATCCATACCACTGTTCATTTGATTCTGCATCTTACGAATTACTTTTTGAACATTGGTTAAGTCTTTTGGATCAACTTTAGAAAATAGATCTGGATCTGATTGAACTATTTTTTGAAGCCCTGGATTATTTTTATATTGTTTTTGTAACTCTTTTAATCCAACTGGTGATTTTATTAGATCTCTAAAATATTGTTTAAAAGCAGTTTCTGGAGTGTATTCAACTGTAAAATTTTTTGTAGGAACAACACTTTTTGTTGCAGGATTGTATTGATACAAATCACCCTTAAACTCTGGATAAGCTATTTTAGTAATATCATTTAATTTTTTTACATTTTTATCAACATTAGTTTTTTTATTAATTTTAGTTATTAAGTCTTGTCTGTTTTTTGAATAACCAAACATACCAAGTTCGTAATTTCTTTCAGCTGTTGTTCCTACAACATTTTTTAAACCTCTAATTTTATCTTTTACATTTTTCATTCTTGCAATTTCAGCTATTCCCTCAAGGTGGTCTGCATTAAATATTAATTCTGGAGAGCCTGCATCTTTTAATGGTGATGTATCAAATATTTTATTTAATAAATCAGTTTGTCTAGTCATAAATCTTTTAATAGAAGTATCTCCATCTAACGCTTCCTTTAATGCTTTTTTAGGCATGGAAGCTTCTATTTCTTTTAATAGTCTTTGATATCTAAGATTCGCATTGTTTTTCTTTTTTTGGTATGCCTCGTATTCTTTAGGTAAAAACGCTTTTATATATCCACCTCTAAGCTTACCAGTTCCAATATCCTCTGATTCTAATAAATATAGTAAATCAGATTTAACACTTGGATCTAAAACATCTGCATATTGTTTTTTTAAATCTTCTCTAGAAAGTTTTGTGCCTTTATAAAATTTTTTATCTATATTAAAATATTCAAAGTATCTTTTTAGATTTTGTAAAAGTTGTGGATTTTTTTCTATTTGACCTGCATAAAAAGCTTTTACAAAAAAAGCTTGAGCATCTCTCGCTGTATTGACTCCACTTGCAGTACGTGCATCTATGTTAAATAAAGTTAAGGGAGATTTTGATGCTGTAACTTTTCTTCCTACACCAAATTTTCCTACGTTTGGAAAACCAAGAACAGATGCTCTTCTGCCATTTTTAATGTCTTTAATTCCTGATTCTTTATAAGCTTTTAAAAATGCTTTTTCAAAAGAATCATAATCTCTAAGACCATATTTAGTAACATTTTCGTTGTAAAAATCTGTTACAAAATTATTTATTTCTTGTGCATGTTTATCAAATAAAGTTTTTCTATCTCTAAACTGTTGAGTTTTTGATTGAATTGCTTGTTTTTGTCTTTTATTAAAAGCTGCTTGAGCTTCTTTTTTAGTTTTATAAGGACCCATTGTAATTCTTGGTGAATCACCCTTACCTGGGCCAGCATAATCTGGATTACGAGTATCAAAATAATAATCTCCTAATTCAACATCAGGAAATTTTTTTTCAAATTTTGCTACATTCTTTACTTGTTTTACTCCAGCAAACCCTTCCCTTGTACCTAGATCTTCTCCTTCGATAACACCGCCACCGATAGCTTTATTATCTCTTTGAACAGTTCCAGTGCCTTCAATAATTACGTCTCGTAATCTTTGTTTCTGTGCTCTGTCTTTTACCTCTCCCATTAATCTTCGCACCATGTCTCCGGCATCTTGCATAGTAAAAGTTCCTGCATCAACTCCCTTCTGTGCAAAGTTATTTAATTTATCTGCAATGTCAGTTCTTGGTATAGTGTTGTTGTGTAACATCAAAACATATATCTCAGCGTCATTTCTAAAATCATTTATATTATATTCTGGAATTGGATTGCTTGTAGTGGTATCCATCTGCATGGACTTTGATGGTTCTACAATTTCTTCTTTAGGACTACCACCGTTAGATGCATTGAAAGGTCTTTCACCTAAACGTTCTCTTCGTAAATATTCTTCGTAGGTTTCTTGTGATGGATCAAACTTTTCTTTTAGTTCATCTTTTAATGCACCTGGTTCTAAGTCATCTACCAGATCTGCAACCTGTGTCTGCGGTGCAGGTGGACGAGTAAGATAGCTCATCATGCCATTGTATTTAGCTATCTCTGTCATTACATCCCCATCAAATAGCTTAGTCCGCCTTCAGCTTGTTTTCTTCTTGGTGTGCTTTGTAAAATAGACATAACCTCATCTATACTTTTTCCTTCACTCATCAAAGCGTCTGCTTGTTCTAGTGTAGCTACCGCTGCTGCTCGGTTATTTGGATCAGGGTCTAAGACAATATTTTTTAAAAGATCATCATCAATTCTATCTGCATACTTAACCAAAATATCTATTTGTTCTTCTGTTATGTTTTCAAAAAGACCTGGTTTTATTCTGTCTGCAGCATTCATAATTTTAATTTGTCTAGATACTAAATCATTTTTTTTACTACCTAAGTTTAAATTATCTAAATCATCTAAACCTTCTAATGTATCTTCTGCTGATTGAAAAGGCTCTGCAATATCCTCAGGTCCACCACGTGATCCTGGTGGTACACTTAATGTTTTATATGCTTCATCGTAAGCTTCTAAAATATCTTTTTGATTTATTGTATCTCTATCAATACCAAGTTCATCAAGCATGTCATCAACAGCTACATCCGCGTCTACTTTCCTGTCACCTGATTCCATAATATTGTTAACTGCTTTTCTGATTTCTGTAACAAGGTCTGTGCCTTTTGATTTTAATAATTTTCCAAGTCTTATCACACGACCTGCATCTCTGTAACCAACTCTAGTGCTTATTATACCACCCATATTATTTTTAGTTCTGCCTTCAACATCAAACTCTTCTAGCTTTTGTAAATTCTTTTCATCTTCTGCTGCTTGTTTCAAAGCAGACTCAGCATCTATAATTGACTGATCGTATGAGCCTGCGCCTTCTGTTTTAATTTTTAACTCAGGCATGTTTGCTCTAAATATTTCTTCGTAGTTTTTAAATGATGTACCTTTTTCTAATTTAGATGCCATTGCATCAGCAGCCTCTAATGCATCCTCTCCATAGTATCTTCTAAATACATCAATTGGATCATCTGCTGACATAGGTGAGTATTCTGTAATTCTAAATAAATCTTCTTCATTTAATTTCAATCTACCCGCTTTATGTTCTGTTTTTAAAAATTCTCTCATTGCAGTTCTTAAATTACCTTCTGCATACATACTTCCACCCAGTGTTCTGTAACCTGGATTTTCTTTTTTGAATGGCATGCCTGGAGTTTGAAAAGGTTTAGCTTTGTCTTTAGAACCTGTTGGTTTTCTAAAACCCATCATGGCATCCATTAACTCTTCGTTAATATTAGTTTGTTGCTTATCTAAATCTTTAAGGTCTTTTAAATTTTGTTCTAATTCTTTTGTAAGAGATATTAATCCTTCTTTCTTCTCACCAGTTACATCACCTCTCATCATGTCCTTGGTTCTTGTTTCCGTAACCGCTGCAGCTTTACCTTTGGTAAAGACGTTTTTTATCTCTTCTATGATTCCTGAATCCAGATCCCCGAACTGTTGTTTTGCAAACTTTATAAGATCATCAACTACTTTAACATCACCCCTCTTAACCATGTTATATGCTGATGTTAGAAATTTTAATACTTCTGCTCTGCTTTTAATACTCATTAGTAATAAGTCCTTTGTTTTTGTGGCAGAGGTTCATCAGGAGCGTCTTCAGGATGCTCAAGAAAGCCACCTTGCCTAAACCTCATTACTGCTTGTGTCATAGAATCCACCAGGTCATCGTGATCTCCAAAAGGAAAAGCAGCACATTCCTCAATCACTTCCTGCGCGAACTCCATTTCTTTGGGCGCCCATATTCTCCCCGATTCAAACAGCGGAGAAACTGCGTTAACTCTAGTATGCTTATCGTTGCCTTTACTAGGTGAGAAATTTATAACAGGTATCCCCATCTTTCGCAACTCATAAGTTAGCGGTAGACCTGATGCTTTAGACTCAATGATTACGGTCTCAGGCTTCCAGTAACCATATTGTTCTAAAGCAATACGACGTAGCTCAGGAAA